TGAGCGACCCAGGGACGGAGTTTCAAGTTGATTATTTGGGCGATGATTTCGCGACCGAAAGATGGGTCAGAATGATCGTGATCGTCGGCAAGCGAGAGATCGTACAAGTGACGATGGATCATGTGGCCGCGCGCAGGCTTGCCCAGCGCATTCTGAATGCGACAGAAACATGAGAACGTGGCGCGGCGTCATCCTGGGCGAGCCCGCCAGCAAGGCCAACTCGCGCCGCATTGTGCGGATGGGATCGCACGTGCGGGTCATCAAGTCGGAGAAGGCGCTGGCCTATGTCGAGACCGTCTCGCGTCAGGTGCCGGAACTGCCAGCGCAGGACCAGCTGCTCGCGCCGATCCGCATGACGGCGCATCTCTACTACGCCTCGCGCAGGCCGGATCTTGACCCGAGCCTCATCCTCGACGCGCTGCAGGGCCGCGTCTACCGCAACGACCGCGCGGTGCGCGAAATGCACCTGTATCACCACCTCGACCGGGACAATCCCCGCGCCGAGATCCTTCTGGAGGAGATGACCGATGACGAATGATGACCTGACCCGCTACGCCGAGCGCCTCACGCGCCTGCTCGACGCCGCCGACGAGGTGCGCGACGACCTCAAGGAACTGAAGGTCGAGATCAAGAGCGAGGGCTACGATCCGGCGGCGCTGGTTCGCGTCGTGCAGTTGCGCCGCGACGAGCGCAAGCGGGCGCGCGAGCAGGAGCGGCTGCAGGCCGTGACGCTCTACGCCGACAGGCTGGGCGTCCAGCTCGACCTCGCGATCTAGGAACAGGCCAGGCCCTCCCTTGCCGTGGCCGGCGGGCCGCGGAACCTAAAAGCGATCCAGCGGGTTCTGCCCGTCAACCAGCCCCTGGCCGGTGCGTTTGCTGGATGGATCGCCCCCGCCACTTAACCCGAACGGAGGAAGCGATGGTTCTCGGATGGCAGGATTTCGTCGTGATCGGCATCATCGTCTGGGCGCTGCTGGACGGAAGGCGGTAGCCGGGCTAGAAATGACGCGCCCCGGCCTGCGGAAACAGACCGGGGCGCAACGGACTGCCACAACCAGTCCGGCCACGATGGCGCGCCGAACCTATCGCGCGTGACGGGCCGGATCAACGTCGAAAGGGCGCTGATGGACCCGCTCGTACCAGCCGAAGTCGATCTTCGGAATTTCCACTACATGCCGCTTGACGTCGTGCGACTGCGCGACAGCGACCTTGCGGGCGTCGAGGACGCCGAGGTGTTCCGGGCTGCCGTCCTGGCGTGGTGCGCGGCTTGGCACCAAGTCCCCGCCGCCTCCCTGCCCGACGACGACGCGATCCTTGCCCGATTGACCGGCTACGGGCGCGACCTTGCGACCTGGAAGCGGGTCCGCGAGGGCGGCGCGCTGCGCGGCTTTGTGCGGTGCAGCGATGGCCGATTGTATCACCGCGTCGTGGCCGAGAAGGCCTTGGAGGCATGGGAGAAAAAGGCCCGGCAATCGGAGCGCACCAAGCGCGCCACGGACGCCGCTGCGGAGCGCGCACGGATCCGTCGCGAATCCGTTACGGATTCCGTCGAGGCGTCCGTTACGGACTCCAAGGGAGAGGAGAGGAGAGGAGACGAGAGTAAGGGAAGCTCTACCAGCGGAAACGATAAAGACAGTTCTGGATCCTTAGGAGCGCGCGCTTCGCCGCGCGCCGACCGAGGCACCCGCCTGCCCGACGATTGGTCGCCCTCGGAGGAGGACCGGGCCTTCGCCGGCAGCCTCGGCGTGGCGGTCGAGCGCGAGGCGGCGTCGTTCAGGGATTACTGGCACAGCAAGCCCGGCGCGGACGGGCGGAAAACGAACTGGTCGGCAACCTGGCGCAATTGGGTGCGCCGCACGAGCGAACGGAGGACGACGAATGGCACAGGATCTCGCACGGGCAACGGCTTTCTCGCAGTCGCTCGCGAACTGGCTGCAGAGGGCCGAAACCGAGACGCCGGGCTCGACGCTTTCGATCCCCCCGAGCGTCCGGGCCGAGGCTGAACGCGCCCTGCAGGCCTTCGAGGACGCGCTGCAGCCCGCGCCGCAGGCGACGGTCGAGCGGTGGCTCGGCGCGCTCGGGACACTCGTCGCGGGCCAGCTTAGCGCCGAGGACGCCAGGACGCGGATCGCGGCTTACGCGGCGATGCTGAACTATCCGCGCCATGCCTACACCCGGTCGAGCCTTGACGCAGCGGCGCGCAGCTGCAAGTGGTTCCCGAGTTACGCCGAGGTCTGCCAGCTCCTCGATGCCGAGGTCGCGGCCGCGCACCGGCAGCGGCACCTCCTGCGGCGGGCGATCGCGGCGCCGGTCGAGGGCGACAGGCCGGTCGGGCGGTACTCGGCCATGACCGACGCCCAGAAGGCCGAGTTCGACGCCGCGATGGCGAAGTTCCGGTCGCGGTTCGCCTCGGATGCCTCCAGAAGCGCCGAGGATGGCTCAGGAACGCCGGAAGCCCGCTGACCCTAGGCAGGGTAGCGGGCGACCGGGTTTCGGCGCTCCTAGGGACGTTCTAGGCGGTTTCGGGTCGGAGGTGTTTCGGCAGGCGGCGGTAAGCGGTTCGGATGGCGTCGGACCATTCGGATTCCGAAAGGTCGTCCGTATCGGTGACGCCTCGCCGCAGCAGGACGTCGCGCAGCGCGACTGCGTCGAGGAGGGAGGCCTCGCCCATCGCGTGGCGGAGGCGGGCAAGGCTCATGGCGGGGTGGACGCGCATCACGCGCGGCTCCGGTCGGCCTCGGCGTCGATGCCGGCGTCGATGGCGATCTCCTCGGCGGTGAGGTCGGTGTCCTGCCTCAGAGTGCGTTCCTGCGCCATCGCGAGGAGCATCGGCAGGCGCGCCGTGAGCTCGGCGACGTGCTCGTCGTTGCGCCCCTCCAAGGCGAGGGCGTTGCGGATGTACCGCAGGCCCATCTGCTTTTCCGCGCAGGAGATCGTGCGAGCGAAGGCGGCGCGGTATTGGGTGAGCGTCTTGGCCATCGTGGCCTCCCTTGGTTGGCGCCTCGGCGCCGTTGCGATGGGAGGAACATACACCGCCGGTGAACTCGCACCATTGCAAAGAACGCATGGCGATATGCGGTTGACGCATGGCGCGGGGCGGGGCATCATCATTGCAGATCCCGTATGTTCAAAGACGGCGAATAAAATCAACGACATGGCTGCGCGCAAAAACAAGCTGCGGCTCAACGACGACTGGAAGGCGAAGATCCAGGCGTCGAACCTATGCTGGCGTCTCGCCGCGCACGTCGAGGGCAAGATCGAATTGAGCCCGACGCAGGTCCGCGCCGCTGAGATCCTGCTTCGCAAGACCGTGCCAGACCTTGGCCGCACCGAGGTGACCGGCGCTGATGGCGGCCCCCAGATGATCACCGTCAGGTGGGGAAAGCCCATTGACTGATATCAGCCTGCCGTACAATCCGCGGCGGGCGTTCCTGCCGTTCCACGATCGTACGCAGCGCTGGGCCTGCCTCGTCGCCCATCGCCGCGCTGGAAAGACCGTGGCCGCAGTCAACGACATCATCCGCGCCGCCGTAGCGCACACGGGGCCGCACGGCTTGTTCGGCTACGTCGCGCCGTACCAGAACCAAGCGCGTCGCGTGGCGTGGGACTATTTCAAGTACTACGCTCGCCCGATCATCGCGGACGCAAATGAGCAGATGATGACGTTGACACTGATCAGCGGCGCGAAAATTGGCCTCTACGGAGCCGATAACGCCGACGCCATGCGAGGCTTGGGCTTCAATGGCCTGTACCTCGATGAATACGGCGACTTTCGCCCGAGCGTCTGGGGCAACGTCATCCGCCCGACGCTCTCGGACAAGCAGGGCTGGGCCGTGATCGGCGGAACGCCGAAGGGCCGCAACCAGTTCTACGAGGCCTTCGACGCCGCGCAACGATCGCCGGATTGGTTCTGCCTTCGCCTGCCGGCCAGCGCCTCGGGCATCCTGCCGCCGACCGAATTGCACGCCCTCCGCGCGCAACTGACGCAGGACCAGTACGACCAGGAGTACGAATGCAGCTTTGAGGCCGCGATCCTCGGGGCGTTCTATGGCGTCGAGATGCGCGAGGCCTCGGACGCGGGCCGCATCGGGCGCGTCGCGCACGATCCCGATCGCCCGGTGTTCACCGCGTGGGACATCGGCTACCGCGACGATACGGCGATCTGGTTCTACCAAGTCGCTGGCGGCGAGGTGCATCTGATCGACTACCACGCCAGCAGCGGCTCAACCGTCGCGGATCTAGCCGAGGTCGTCGCAGGCAAGCCCTACCGCTACGCCCGCCATCACCTCCCGCACGACGCGCGGGCGAAGACGCTGGCGAGCGGAGGCCGCAGCGTGGTCGAGCAGCTCGCGGCGCTGCTCGGTGGCATCGGCAAGTTTCAGATCGTGGCCGACCTCGGCGTGCAGGACGGCATCCAAGCCGCGCGCCTCGTCCTGCCGCGCTGCTGGTTCGACGCCGACCGCTGCCGAGAGGGCATCGAGGCCCTGCGCCAGTACCAGCGCGAGTACGACGAGGACAAGCGCGCCTTCAGGACGACGCCTAGGCATGATTGGACCTCGCATCCTGCTGACGCTTTCCGTATGCTGGCCGTCGCGTGGCGCGAGGAAGCGCCCGTCGAGCCGCCTCGGGCCGACCGCCCGCTGCTCGTCGGCGCAACCAACGCAGCGACGCTGAACGACATGTGGGCCGCGCATGAAACGCGCAGCAGGAGCGCCAGGATATGAGCGAGTCGAGCGAGTACCACGCCGCGATGGGCGAGTTCGCAGGCCACATGCTCTGCACCGCCATCGCCGCGCATTTCATGCACTGGTCCACCTCGAGCTACGCCGCGCATAAGGCGCTGGGCGACTACTACGAGGCGATTCCGGGCCTCGTCGATACCGTAGTCGAGGCCTATCAGGGCTGCTACGGGCTGGTCGGCAAGTTCGTCGCGCGCATGGACAGCCCGCGCGGCAAGGGCGTCGAGGCGATGGTCGCGTACTTCGAGGACCAGAAGGCCTACGTCGAGAAGGCGCGCAAGAAGCTGCCCGACCGCAGCGAGCTCCAAAACGACATCGACGCCATTGCGTCGCTGATCGACGCGACGATCTACAAGCTCCGATTCCTTTCCT